GCGCTCGTCCTTCAGCGCCTCGGCGATCATGCCGGCAGAGATCTTCCGCAACGGCGGCTCCGACACGCCGAGCCACCGGAGCAGACCGTAGCCGTATGTCGGGTCGTACCAGAGTCCGCCGGCAGGGCAGAGCCACCGGCGCGCCACCGCCTGAACCAGCGCCAGGGACCCTGAGACGACGGAGAGACCGGCGTCCAGGTCGGTGACGCATGAAAAATCGGTGCCGTATTCCGCGGACATGGTTATGATCTCGGGATGCGCATCGAATCGATCGTGTTGACGGCGGCCATGGTGAGCGGTTGCGGGCTGAAGAGCGCGGGGAGCGGGCCCCTCGTCAGCGGAGGGAGCGGCGGTCTCGTCGAGACGAGCGGCGGAGCTCCGTCGGGAGGCTCCAGAGGGCTCGAGACCACCGGTGGAGCGCCGGGCGCCGGCAGCCCGGCCGTGGTCTCTGGCGGCGCATCAGGGACCGCTGGTGCGACTTTGGGTGGAGCCTCGGGCGCTGGCGCGTCTGGTGCGGCCGGCGCGTCCGGCGGGGCAGCAGGCGGTGTGGCCGGCGGCTCGATCTCTGGTAGCTCCGGGTGGTCCGGAACAGCGGGCGCAGCGGGCGCGGCCGGAACTCCAGCTGGCGGTCAGGGAGCAGCGAGCGGCGAGGGTGGCGCCGGGGTCGGCGGTGCGTCGGAGATGGGCGGCGCCACGTCGGGAGGCTCACCAGCGGGCGGCGCTACGAGCGGCGGCGCTACCTCCGGTGGGGCTCCGTCGGGCGGAGCGCCTTCCGGTGGAGCTACGAGCGGTGGCGCTCCTGCGGGCGGCAGCGGCGGTGCCCCGCGCATCCTCGACTGCCACCCCGGCGGCGCCTGGACGGGCCCCGGAACGTGCTGGTCGGTCTACCAGGGCGCCTATTGGTGTTGGGTGCCCTGGGAAGGGGCGGAGCCGCGCTGCGAGCCGTGCCCTGGACTGTATGCGACCTACGATTGCGACGGCGACCCAGCAAACAAATGCGAGCGCATGCCGGACCCGGAGAATTGCGGAGCGTGCGGCCTCAGGTGCGGAGAGGGCCAAAGCTGCGTCGCTGCGAACGATGGTACCGCGCGGGTGGTGTGCGTCTGGGATCGGTGACCGGTCACTCGACGACGCCGGTGCAGAACGTGTCCACTGTGCCGAACATCCAGAGACGGCCGTCCACGATCCTGCCGCGCGTAAACGTAGGGGTCGGGCACCGGATCGATTCCCAGCTGGTACCGCCGTCCCACGAGGCGTGAATCATGCCCGTCCCGCACGACAGGTATAGGCCGCCGCGGAGGACGAAGAAATCCACCGTCTGAGTCCCTATGTCCGTCAGCTTCGACCACGATCCTGGAGTCCCCGGCGCCGCGGAGGCGTAGAGATCATCCGTCTGTGCGTCAGCGAGGAGCCAGCGACCGAGCGCTGCATCGTACCCGCCACCGGCGAAGAACTTCACGCCAGAGATCCCATGGACCACCTTCGTGTAGGTCTCGCCGCTGTCCTCCGACCACCAGATCGCGCTCACACCAGACGTGGCGTCGGTCGGCATGAGGATCACGCTGGTTCCGTCGGCGCCCCCGACCGCGAATCGCCCTCGCCCCGCCCAGTTGGAGTCACCCGCAGGAGTCCCGGTTGCCGCCGTCCAACTGGTCCCCGGCGCGTTGCTCCAGCCGGCGACCGCAGACGAGCCTGCGGTGAGTCCGCACACCAGTGCGACGTCTCCTCCAGTCTTCGACGCGACGGCCATATCACCAACGTCGACCATCGAGTCCGGGAGCGCGAGCCCGGCAGCGAAAAGGCCGGTCCCGGCGCTCACGGCGTAGGAATAGCCGCGGAACGCGACCACGGAGAACATGCTGCTTGTCGAGTGCGCGCCAGGCACGAACGAATTTGGATTCGACCCGGCTCCGGGCCACGCGGTGGGGCTCAGAAGGGGCGGATCGTAGTCCAGCATCCTGGAACAGTAGTCGTAGGTCGACGCATCAAACAGCAGATAGGTTCCAACGTTGTACCGCGCCTCGATCGCGCCATACGGTGCCGATGCGCCAAACCCCGTGATCTGAAGTAGCGACGCTCGCCGGAGCGCGAGCAGCGACTCACCGATCCGGTTCGCCTGATCGAGTTCGTTCGCGCCCGTGAGTGCGTCGCCGTCGGACATGCCGACGATCGACTCGGCGTGACGAGCGGTTCGGAGAGCGGACGAGCCGGTGAAGGGATTAGTGTAGGCCATGGGTTCACGCGATCGGAAGGACGGTCCCGGCGGGAGGTGCTACCGTGGCCGTCACGGTGAGCGTTGCGCCGTGGAGAGCGGCGGCGAGCGCGACGGCACAGACGCCGGCGCTGTTGGCGAGGTTCGCAAATACGGCGGTCAACGTGGCCGCGATCGATGCGGCGCCGGGGCACCCTGCGGTGGCTCCGGACTGCGCCCCGACCACCGGGAGACCGACCCAGAACGCCGCGACAGCAGCCGCCCACGCGGCGGCAAATGTCGCCGGAAGACCGGACGCCGGGACGCTGATTGCTGCGAAGAGAGTATCTCCCATCGCCGTTGCTACCGCCTCGCTCACCTCGAGTTGCGACGCGCCGAACGTTGCCGCGGAGGCATAGGTGGCGTAGTCGTTGGCCAGCGCATCCGCCGCATCGGCAGCCGCCGCTGGCATGCTTTCGAATGTCGCCTGAAGCGCGGCGGCGAGCGCGGGCTGGTCGAGCATCAGACGGTCTTGAGCTTCGTCGCGGCTACTGCTGCGGCCGCGTAGGTGACCGCGTAAGGCGTCGTCGGTCCGCTCGGTCCTACGCCCGTCGGGTGGACGTGAGCGTTGTAGGCTGTCTTCAGTAGGTCGAATTCGGCCTTGATGTTGTCGAGCTGCGACTTGACGAGTCCAGCGAGCGCAACGAAATCCGCGCCTGTCCCGCCGACGGTGATCAGGGTCAACGCGGTCTCGTGATCCCAGCCGCACACGCGGGGTCGCGCCGGGTCACCGCCGGCAAACTCGACGAAGCAGCGCGCGCCCAGCGGGACCTCGACCAGAATCCCAGGAAGGCCGGGAGCGATAGGCACCCGGTCGATCCCGGAGCCCGATATCCGCGGGTCATCGCAGACGACCTCCAGCGTGTGGTCGGTGTGCTGCTTGGTGACCCTGCCGGGCCAGACCGTTCGGTAGTCCACCTCGCGCCGAACGGCGTCAAGGATGCGATCGAATGTCCCGCTCGAGCTCTCGGTCGATAGCGTGGTCGATGTGCCGGAGCCGCGGTACTCGTGGACCACTTGCTGGATCCGATGGCCCTGGTAGGTGACGCCAGGGCTGAAGCTCGCCGCGTCGCGGAGCTCGACGTTGCCGTCGGACCAGTCTGTATCGATCTCGATCGGCGGTACCAGCGGGACATGCTCGGGCCAGGTCTCGACCCCGAACCAAACGGTCCCATCTCGCAGGACGCGCCAGGAGCGCCCAGACTTCGACGCGATGGCCTTCAGCGCGGCAGCAGCCGTGCCAAGCCCGCGCACCCAGTTCGCTACGGCCGTCGTGGGCGTTTCTGCCGTCGAGGATGCGGTCTCGCCGGCCTCGCGAAGGATGTCGGCGAACGGGGTTGCGAGCGTGAGTGACCCGCTCGGGTGGCTGTAGGACCGCGCCTGGAGCTCGACCCCGAGCCCGTTCGCTCCGCCGACGATCCTGCTCTTGACGCGGCCCGCCTCGACCTTCGATGTGGCCGCGGTGCCACTCCAGGTCTCTCCGTCGAGTGCGATCTTCACCGCGCCGCTCAGGGCCTCGGTGCCGTCGTGCTCGATGTCCGCGGTCCACGCACCGATAGCCGGCTCCGTGATGCGCGCGGACAGCAGGCGGAGTCCGTTGACAGTGGGGCTCGGGGCGCTCATCTCACCGGACCCTCGTCGGCGCGCTCACTGGGGCGCGCTCGAACGTCGTGCGCGTCCCTGGCGGGATGCTCTGCTGATACGCCTCCCAGACTTGCGCCAGCGCCTCGTCCGCGCTCGCCTGCTCCGATTGCTTCGGGATCGCGGAGGTCTTTGCCTCGCTCGGTTGCGGGGTCCACTCGATCGCGTCGATGGCCACGACCATGATATCCTGGTCTGGCTGCTGCGCCTCGAGCTTCTCCCAATAGACGACGCTGATACCGTAGCACGCCGTCTGCGGGTGATCGATCGCCAACGGCTTTCGCTCGACGTTGCTCTTCTTCGCGAACAAGACAGGCACCAGCCTTTGCCAGTCCTCCCAGTGGCTCCGCATGTGGAGCTGTCCGCGCATTCTCACCTGTGTCGGGTGATCGCCCTGGTCGTTGATCGCTGCTCCGCGCTGCCCTTTGGCTTTCTTCTTTTCGATGTCGGGGTTCAGGATCACATCGACCTGCCACTCGCCGGGCAGGCACTCACCGCCGAGCCAGAGCGCCGACCACTCGCTGGCCTCGCCCGAGTATCCGTCGAAGTTGTCCTCGGTCGCGGCCCAGTACGCGAGCGGCATTGCCGCGCCTGGCACCGGATCAGGGCTCGGCGTCTGTCCCCAATCCGAAGGCAGCGTGATCACGTCGCCGACGAAGATCGGGAACCCAGTTTTCTTGGGGTCGGCCCGCTCGGTTACGAAGGTGTTCAGCGGCTTGAGCTCGACCCAGCGCGAGCCGTCTCCCACGTATTGCTGGGCGATCTTGATGCCGTAGTCGCCTTCGATGACCGTGTGAGTCGAGGCCATTTCACACCCCGAGCTGGGAGCCGACGAGGCTCAACTGACGCTTGACCTCGCTCGCGATCTTCGCCGCGAGCCCGCCGTCTTCTCCGCCTTGCACAGAAATCGCAAACGAATTGGTTTGGTTGTGGTTCGTCGTCTGCGAGCCGCGCGCGGTAAAGTCCTGCGGCTGTGGCGCGCGAAGAGCTCGAACTGGGTCCTGCGGCAGGCCCGCAAGCGCTGGTGTCGAGGTCAGAGCGCCAGCGAACGGGGCCGCACTCCCTGCGAGCGCCGAAAACCCGCCCATGAACGGCGAGGCAACCGGCAGCTTCACTCCGTTGAGCTCCGGTGTTCGCAGGGCTTCTCCGCCACCGGGGAGCCACCCTATGATCCCGCCGCTGTCCTTGCCTTTCCCGGAGCCTCCGCCCGCCCTATCGCCGCTAGCGAGCTGGTAGACCGCCTGGATACCACTGAGCCCGGAGAGCCCGCTCAGCAGCGGCCACAGCGCGTTGAGCGCATCGATCAGGAGCCGCACCTGAAGCACGATCCCGTTGATCGCCATCGCCGTGGCGGCGCCCGCCGCGCGCATCGCCTCGAAAACGTCCTTGTTCTTCCCGATCTCTCGGAGCGATTCCGCAAGTCCCTTGGTGGCATCGGTGCCAATGAGGCCCATCCCTTGAGCGAACGCCACGACCAGACCGCCTGCGAGCTCGAGCCCGGCGACGATCGCGTCAATCCAAACCGCCGCCTGCTTGACCCACGCCGCGCCCTCCTTCGACTTGAGGTATGCCGCCATGGTCTTGACCGTCGCGGTGAGCCGCTGGAACGACGGCGCCGCCTTCTCGGCGACCTGCATCAACCACTGCTCGCCACCGCTCTTGAGTCGTGCGAGCGACCCGCCGAAGGTCTTATCGAGGTAGCCCTTTCGGGCCTCGCCGGCAGCGCCGCCGCCGGTCATCTTCTGGACGGCTTCCTCGATCGCCTTGAGCGCGACATCGGCAGAGATCTTGCCCTGCTCCTTCAGCTTCATCGCCTTATTTGTTGTTGTCCCGAGCTGCTTTGCGATCGACTGCCAGATCAGTTCGATGTTGAGGCCGGTCTCTTGGAGTTGTCGGAGCTCGTCGCCCTGCAGCACGCCGGCCCCCTTGATCTGGCTCATGGCCAGTACAACGCGGCCTTGCGTCTGTTCGTTGATACCGATAGCGCTCAAGTCCTGCATGCGCTTGAACCAGCGCTCCGCGTCACCCGTCTTGAAGCCGGCGGCCATCAATGCGCGGATGCCGTCGAACGTGGTGGCCACGCTGGCGCCCATCTCCTGCGAGACGCGCGTAACATCGGCGAATCCCTGGAGGCCCTGGCCCTTGCCGCGGAGTGCCTCGAACGCCGATACGGCGCGATCTCGAAGCACCGCAGCGCCAGCGACAGCCTCAAAAAACGATTTGCCGAATCGATAGACCGCGCTGGCCGCCGCTTGCGCCGCGCGGATGATCATATCGAACGAGCCGCCGATGGCGCCACCGATGGCGGCTCCGATCGGCCCGCCGATGCCAGCGCCGATCGTTGATCCGATCGACGAGAGCACACCACCGCCGGTGAGCGTCTGAAGTGCGTTGCCCATCACATCGGCGGCGAATGCCGCACCGAACAGGCTGCCGGCACCAATCCCCCCGCCCTGGCTCCGCACACCAGCGGCGCCATTGGCCGCCTTCGTTGCATTAGCGAGTTTCCGCTGAGCCGCGATCGCCTTCGTAGTGCTCGAGAGCTGTTTCTGTGCTGCTGCCGTTGTCGCGTTCGCGGCAGATCGCGTTGCCTGCGCCATCTGCGCTTGGGCCGCGCCAGCGGCCACGGCAGAGCGCTGGATGGTCTTGAACTGCGTGTCGAGCTGCTGCAGAGCCCGCGCCTCGGCGCGCGCGGGCCCGGACAGTTCGTCGTCGAGACCGACGCTCAGTTCAACGTCTTGTGACACGTCTGGCCCTTGATCTCTTGCCTTGGTGCGCCGAACGGGCGCCGGAGCCGTCCCTCGATAGAGACAGCACGAGCGCCCGAATAAGCAATGCTTGCTCAGCGATGAGCCACGCGCCCTGATATGCGAGCTCGGAGTCCTCCCCGCGATACAGCGCCGATACGGCCTCGGCCGCGAGCGCGGGGGACTTCCGGATCGCCTCTACTCTTTTCCCTCGTCTTCCGCGTCGTCACCACCGGCGAGTTCGAAGATCTTGCGCGCCAGGCGGCTCGTCAGGCCGAACTGCCTGCCCTGCTCGACCGCTGCGAAATAGGCCTTCGGCGTCGGGTGGAGGAGGCACGAAGAGACCAGATTCTTCTCCGCGTTCCACACGTCGCCGGTGCGCTGGAGGACTGCACGATTGATCTCGCGCTTGTACGCGCGGAAGTCCTCCTCGGACGGGAGCCCGAAGAGGATGCTTCCGAGCGCTCGATCTCGGACGTGGTAGGCCTTCTGTCCCGACTGCGCCTCGAATTCCGCAATCTGCTCTGGCGTCAGAATCTCAGACATGATGGTTCCCTCCTATCGTCACTGTCTCACATGCGTCAGACGGCGCCGCCGAACAGCGGCACCCCACTGATCGTGCCGTTCCGCCACTTGAACGGGAAGGTCTGCAGCGCGGGCTCCTCGCCAGACTGCGACTCGTCCTGTACGCCATCGAGCTCGACCTGCTCGAGGATGTCGGTTACCTTCTCCTGGGACCCGCTACCGCGGATGATCGTGAAGGTCATCGACGCATCGAAGATGCCGCCCGCCTTCTCGCCGATGAAGCGGATGAAGTCGTCGCCGACGGACTTGCTGAAGGCGACCTCGCCCTCGGGGTCGACGCGCCCCTTCGTGCGCGACACGGGGACGCGCTGGGTCCCCCAGAGGGCGCCGCGCGAACGCGGGGCGCTGTACTGGATGTGCTCGAAATCGAAGGTGCGGACGGAATCACCGATCGCGACCTGCAGCTCCGCGTCTCCGTGGTCGTAGGACTGGCCAAGGACTTCACTCATGGTCTTTGCTCCTATGGTTCAGCGGTGCTCGCTCAGGCGACCTGAAGCTGCATCGATGCCGTGGTTGCGATGTACTCCGAGTAACCGAGCGGGCGGATTGCGAGCTGGGCCCGAAGGGTGTTGGTGAGGTTGATTACCTCGGTCCGATCGACCGTGTAGCTCACCGCCGAGACGTGCCCCTTCGTCCCTTCGCTGTTCGTCGGCTGCAGGAGAGTCTGCTTCAGCGCCGCGTTCACCATCGCCTCGAAAGCGGCCGCGTCGGCCTCGTAGATGGTGCCGTCCGCGTTCGTGCGGAAGGTACGGTTGACCGCTGCCTGCTGCTGCTGATAGACGACCTTCAGCCCGGCATCGAAGACGCGCCCGAGCTCCCAGCGCCGGAAGTCACTCCCGACCGGGCACCGCAGGTTCGCTCTCGTTATGTAGTATCCGGTCAACTGTTGGAACGTGCGAAGGGTAGCAAACTTGCTGTCATCCAGCGGGGTCGCCGCGGTTGCCTCGTCGTGCGAGATGCCCGCTCCGAACTCGGTGGAGTACCCCGCGACGCCGGCGAGTGAGCCGGTGGCGACTCGGCCAAGGTGCTCAGAGATCGGGCGCGACGCGGCGCGGACGGCGGTGTGAAGCAACGCCGGAACCGATGGCTGGCTCCTGCCGGTCTGCGGGTTCGAAATCGCCGTGTCGGCGGTGCCATAGACCGCCATCAGCCGCTGGTCCTCGGTCGTCACCGTCGATGCGACGTTCGCAGCCGTGTCGGTAGACCCGGCATCCATCATCGCTCGGACGAACCGGAACTTGGTTTCCCAGCTATCGAGGTAGCCGGCGAGCACACCGGCGATCGTGTTTGCCGCGGACGCGGTGGCGTGCTTGCCGGCCAACACGACCCAATCAAACTGGCACCCGGCACCGGCCGCGTCGATCGCGGTCTTGCAGAGCGCAAGCTGCGTTGAGGTGTAGTCCGGACTCGACGTGGTGAATGTGTAGCTGTTCCCCGCATGGTAGCCGTAGGTTCCGGCAGCCATGGTGAGGACGATCCCTGTATTCGGGATCGTCAGCGCGCCGCCTGAGGGGGTCAGAAGCGACGGCGAGAATGTGCGGCCGCCGTCGAGCGAATACTCATACCGCGCAACGCCTAGCGCTCCGTCGCTGAGGATGTTCAGAACACACTCGTAGTCGTTGTAAGGCGCCGACGAGTTGTCGGTGATGTCCGGGTCGGTGTGCGAGCCCACCTTGACGATAGCGCTCACGTCGCCGCCGGAGCTTTCGGCGACCTTGCAGAACCAGATCGGTCCACCGGCGCGCTCGAGAATCGCGGCCGCGATATCGACAGCAGGGCCGTAGCCGAACGTCGATACCAGGGTCGCAATCGAGTTGACGCTGGTCAGCGTCGCCGATGTGCCCGAGGACGTGATGCCCATCACGAGCGGGACGTTCGTCAGCGGTTGCACCGTCCCCATGCCGGGGTCGATGATGGTAAAAGTCTGGCCGGGGAGGGTCATCAGCCGATCTCCTTGCTGTGTCTGCTACTCTTGCCGGCGACTTCGGCCGGGGTTGTCGTTGGTGCGGAAATCCGGATCGCCTTCGCCTTCACCGCTGCCGTGGCGCACGGACTCAGCGCCTCGGCCACCGGCGCCGGCTCGCGACGGCCAGGCGGGGCCACCCCGGGTGCGATCAACGCGGCGTCGAAAACCGCTCGAGTGACCCGGAGGCGGCTTCCGCTCGCGTGGTAAGCGTCGTCGGTCCAATGGTGCAGCGCGGCGGCAGCGCGGTACTCCGGGGAGTACACTCGGCGCCCATCGCGCGGCGCGCTCGAGACGTGACCCAGCGACTCCGCCCACTCCTCGGGCAGCTTCAGCTCTTCGCTCATGGTGTCCTCTCAGGGCTCGGGCTCGGGTTCTTCCGGGTCCGGCTCAGGCTCTGGGGCATATGGCCCCGGCAGGTCTCCGACGTCCTCCTCCTCAGGCATCAGGAGCACGTCGCCATCGAATCCCTCGAGGGTGATGATCGGGATGATCGTGTCTGTGAGCGCCATCGAGATCTCTACCTGCGCGATAATCGCCCACCCGTCGTGCAGGAACTCGTCCGGTACGATGGAGTAGCCGCCCCACTTCACCGCTCGTCGGTTGGGATAGGTGAGGTGCGAGGCGGCTAGCAAATTCTCGAACATCGTTCGAGTCGCTGCGCGCGTCCCGGCGCGAACGATCACTTCATATCGGGCGTGGTCGACGCTGTGGATCCGCGGGTTGTTCTTCTCGGTCTCGCCCCGGGCGTTGCCGCCCGCGAACACCGGAGGTTCAACGGTGCAGCGCGGCGCATCGTCCCAGACGATCGAGATCCCGGTACGTGCGCGCTCGCGCGCAAGCCGCCCGATCCTGGCGGTGCCCGTGCTTGTGCCGCCACCGGCTTCGAGCGCCGCGTTCAGCGTCGCGACGATGGCCGCGATCATGTCGTCGGGCGAAGTCGTGGGCATGCGTGACCACCACGGAAAGCGGCCGCCTTTGTTTCGACATCCGGGAGGGGCAGATGCACGCGGAGCGGCCGAACCGCGCAGGCCTGGGAGCTAGCTCGCCGGTCAACCAGTCCGGCGCGCCGCCTTGCGGATCGCGTAGGCGATCACGTCCTCCATAGCCTCAGAGAGTTGCTCTTTCCAAGCCGCCGGAAGCCCCTGAGCCGCGGTCGGCACCTGGAGTCTGGTTGGTAGTGCCTTGCCGCCCCAGGCGGCTCGCGGTTGCGGCGCGTGGTGCCATATGGCCTTCTGATCCGTCGAGTGGACCACGAAGCCGTCGGCGCCGATACGGCCCTCGGTGTAGTCCTTGATCCCGCCAGTGATCTGAAGATTGTTCGGCGCGCCCCACCCTTTTCCGTAGGGGTCGCTGCCGGCCTTGAATCCCTCGGAGATGAGGTTCAGCGCCTCTTCGGCGCCATCCTGCGAGGCGAGAACGAGGAACTTCTGCGGGTCCTCCAGCGTCCTCGCGAGTGCGCGGAGCTTCTGGACCCCGCGCACGCGGATGTTGATCACGCGCTCTCCCAGCCCTGCAGATCGTCGCTGAAGGCCTCGGCGGAAAGCGCAGGGAGCGCGGAGCCTTCAGCGGGTGTGTCCACCGCACCAGACAGGAACGCTTCGCCGGCCTTCAGCTCCTTGAGCCAAGACATTGCCTGCTGCCACCGAGTGAGCACGTTTCGATCTTGCCGGTTCGTGTCGGGATTGAATCCCTCCGTGCTCAAGATCTCATACGCTGCGAGCTTGCATACGTTGAGCGTCATCGCCTCCGTCCACGTCGTGAACGGAGGATTGAATCGACCAGACGCGGCCGCCGCCGAGTCGACCATGCCACTGCAGGCTTGCAGCGCCAGGTTGACGTCTGCGCCCGAAGGCACGGCGTCTTGCCGTAGCCCGAGGGAGTAGAACTGCACGGCGGTCGCGTACTGGCTCATCGGTTACCGCCGGTTGTGCTGCTGCTGTTGCCGCTGGACGGTGAACTGCTGTGCCCGCTGGGGCACCGGCGCTTGCTGCCGCTGCTCGGCCTGCGGAGGCGGCTCCGAGCGACTCGGCGCCGGAGTAGGCGCCGGCCGCTCGAACGCGGCGTCGCGCACGCTGAGGGCCCTCTCCTCCCTCAGCATGGACACGACGTGCGGAGGCAGGTCGAACTGGGTCCACTGGACTGGGAACGACCTGCCACAGCGGCAGAACGGTGCAGAGGTGATCGATCGAACCTCGACAAGCATCGTCCGAGCCTCACGCCACGTTCTTGTCTGCCAAGAACGGCAGCGTGAAACCGGCGTTGTAGCGGGCGTCCACGCCGTAGAGGAACTTCTTCGTCAGGAATACGTTGTCGTCGGTGACAGCGGTCTTCGTGACGAATTCCGGCGCCTTGCGACGCTGGAACACGAACGGCTTGATCACGCGGCTGGTGGCGAACAGGTACCAGGTCGTATCCTCTCCGGCGAGCTCCGGGAGCACCAGCAAGTCTGCCATGCCCTGGGTGATGTTCGCCGGCGCGGCCGCGGAAGCGCCGCCGCTGTCCTCGGTGTGGATGGTCGAGGCCCTCAGGATGCGGAGCCCCATCCCCTCGAGCGCCGGAGGCACAACCAGGAGGTTCGGGATGATCCCGAGCGCACGACCCGAGTCGCCCATGCGACCCATCATGGCCGCGCGGCGAACCAGGAAGTTCGCCTGGGTGAGAGCCACGCCGGTCGAGTTGTAGTTCAGGTATGTCCCCTTGCTCGAGTCGTACGGGGACACAGGGTGATCGGTGTCGAAGAACGGGTGCCCGTCGAAGCAGAGCGAGGTCGCGTCCTCGCCACCCTTCAGAAGCGGGGTAACGAGCACGTCCGGGTGCTTCCTCGAGCTCTCGCCCATCTGAGCGAATAGCATCGAATACTGACCGAGGTTGTCATCCTCGATGTCGTTTCGATCGACGCCAACGGTCAGCTCGAAGTCCTTGTTCTTGAGCTGGTAGGAGTGCGTGGCGAGGTTCACGATCAGCCGCTCGCCGAGCCACTCCCGCATGTTCGGGAGGTCTGCCATCCAACCGTAGTCGTTCTGCGAAGTGGAACTCGGGACGACCGTGCAGAGCTTCTCATAGAAGGTCGCGGCGCCGCTGTAGCCGTCCTGGAAGGACTTGTTGAAGGAGGTCCGCAGAGCGCGAACCGTGCTGGGGCTCAGGTCCATGATGTTGCCTTTCGATCGATCAGAAGAGAGAGGGTATTGCCCGCCTATCAGGGGACGAAGAACCAGACGGTGATCGTCATGTCTCCGGCGGTGAGGTCTCCGAGCGCGGTTGCGGCCAGCGTTGCCACCAACTGCTCCCCGCTGAAGCTGCCCTGGGCGTGAACGCCGGTGCGCGGCGAGATGTTGCCCGGGGCCTGCGCGTCGAGGTCGAACGACGCCACGATCGCGTCAGCGTCAGTCCCGCCGATCGTGAGGGTCGTATCCGCCTCGCCGGCGAACTGCTCGACGATGTTGATCTCATGGCCGAGCACGATGGCGCCGGTCGGGAGCACGGCTCCGATGTTGATCGCGGCGCTGGCGCCGGTGACGGCTGCGTCCTCGTCGCGGATGCGGACCGAGCGAGTCTGAATCGCCTTCGCGCTCGCCGTGCTGGACACGACCTGCGTTGCGGCGCCGACGAGCACCAGCACGCCCTGCGAAGCGTCCACATCGAGCACGATGCCAGCGATCGAGCGCGTGCCGCCACCGTTCTCCTTGCTCACGATCGAGTCGTCCTCGATGTAGCAATAGGAGTAACGCTCGGCGATGGTGACCGCGTTTCCGGTGCTGTTCTGGAGCCAGAACGCGCCGCGTCGCACAGGCACCTGAAGCGCGCCAGCGTCGCCCGTGTTGTCGACTGTCTGCTCGGCGATGCCGCACGCAATCAGCGCCGTGGAGACGGCGCCCTTCGTGGCGTAGCCAGAGCCGTTGTCGCAGACGATCGATCCCTGGTAGATCTTGGTGGCTGCCGCGACGGGCAGGGACAGCAGCTCGGGGTCGGCCGTGCTGCCATATTGCGTGGTGTTTCGTTCGGTGGTGAGAGCCATTGTGGTATTCCTTCAGCTTGAGAGGGTCGGGCGTTGCGTGTCAGCGGGCTCGCGCGGCGGCCTGCTCCTGCTCGAGCTTCACGGCCTCCAGCATCTCTTCCTCGGTCATCCCGCACGCCTTCGCCGCGGCGCGCTGCTCGGCGTTGAGGCCAGAGGGGACGTTGATCGGCTGCGCCGGCTGTCGGTCGTCCTTGCCCTCGATACGCACCACGGGGGACAGTCCCTCGAGGTGCGCTCGGAGCGCGTCAGGCCCGAACTTCGCGAACAGGGTCTCGGCGTTCGCGCGCTTCGCGGGAGGCAGGCGCCCGTCCTCCACGGCGGAATTGATGAGCCGCGCGGCGTCGGCCTCGGCGTCCTCCTTCTCGCGCTTGGCGAGCGCAGCGCGCACACCAGCGAGCTCCGCTTCCGCGCGAGCGCCCTTCTCGGCGCTGGTCTTCCAGGCCTCGATCACGCCCAGCGACTCGACGCCGGAGCTCTTGGCAGTGAGTGCCATCAGGGTGGCAACCAGGGTGAGCGCCTCGGCCTCGGACGCGGCGCCAAGCGCCTTCAGGATCGCATTCATGGACATGTCTCCTCGGGCAGCCTGTGGCGCCCCTTGGGCGGCTTGTGGCGCCGCGTGAGTTTGGGTTTCGGTGTCAGTCTCAGCCGCTCGCGCGGCGGCCAGCGCCTCCGGAGCGGCGAAGCGTGGGGCCACCATCAGCGCTCGCGCGGCAGGGTCGGCGCGGCGGTAGGCCTCGACCTGCTCCGGCGAGAGAGCGGCCGCGGCGCGCTCCTTGCGCGGCAGGACAGCGTCCACGAAGCCGCGTTCCTTCGCCTGCGTCGCACTCATCCAGGTCTCGTCCTTCATCCACTGGCGGACCTCCTCGACGCTCCGACCGGTGCGCGAGGCGTAGGTCGCCGCGATGTTCTGGGCCAGGCTCTCGAGGTGCTGCGCCGCGTGCTCGAGGTCTTCCGCAGCACCCATCGAGACCGACCACGGCTCGTGAATCATGAAGTCGGCGTTTGCGGCCATCTCGATGCGGTCGCCGGCCATTGCGATCACGGTGGCCATCGACGCGGCCACGCCTTCGATCGTCACTTCGACGCGCGCCGGGTGGTCGCGCAGCAGCTCGTAGGAGGCGAACCCATCCCATACGTCGCCGCCGAGAGAGTTGACTCGCAGCTTGATAGCGTCAATCTCGCCAGCGTCCTTCAGCCGCGCTCGCAGGGCCTTCGCGCCGAATCCCTCGCCGTCATAGGTCTCGCCGATCACGTCGAAGACGTCGATCTCGAGTGTCCTCGGTGCGCCAGCAACGCCGCGCACGCGGAATCCAAACGCCCGGGTCGCCATCACCACCCCACGGAGAGGCGAGCCACGTTCGTGGTCGTCTCAATCGACAGGATCTTGCCCGTGATCTCGGTGCCGTTCAGGACGGTGAGCGTGCGGGTGGTCCCGCCGCTGCCGGCCATCTTGACGGCGAGGGTGCCGCTACCGACGGACTCGATGCGGAGCCACCGAGCGTGCCCGCGAACGGCTGCCACCGGCGACACCGCGACCGAGGAGCAGTCGATACGGGTAGCGAATGACGTGAACTGCTGCACGTCGTCGAGCGGTTCGATCTCGAACATGGGGCCTCGAATCAGTAGAGAACGGTGGGATCGAACGTCCCGAGCTCTTCACGAGTCAGCTCGGGCGCCTCGGTAACCCTGACTCCGTGTCGTCGCGCCTGGAGTATGACCCGTTCGCCAACGTCAGCCGGTCTCTCCGGATCGAGCGCGTGAACGCCACCGTCGGGCGAGTAGACCAGGGCGTGACTTGCGACGTCGGCGCGGATAGCGTCTGCGGCATCGGACGAACCGACCACGCGCACGCTGCCATCGCTGGCCGTTACGATAGTCTCGTCGGACAAGCGCCAGCGGTAGGGCATGGGGTCACGCGGCTTGCAGTTGCCCAAGGATGAACAGGAACGCCTCGGGATCTTCGGCGTAGAGACGCCAGAACGACTTCGCGACCGACTCCGCCAGGATCGCGGTGATCTCGGTGCTACCGTCGGGATACTGCCGCCCGAGGTACGGGGTGAAAAACCGGTCGGGTTTGGCCGTCTCGCGCTCGGAGTATCTCGGATCGCCGGTGAGGTGCCCGAGCCAGATCGCCAGTTCGCCAGCGGTGCGGCGAGCCAGGAACTCAACGGCCCTCCTGGCGAGTGATGGGTTCAGCGCATCGAGCGCGTGGCAAATCTCGTGGATGAAGTCGGTCGGTTTCATCGGCGCGGAGCGAATCTCCTGTGCACCCACTGCACAGTGCGACCGCTGGACGAAGCCGTAATCGAACTTCCAGCCGCTCGGAAAGCGAACGGTGCGCCCGCTCAGCTCGGAGAAGAACCGCTCGGCGGCTCTCGCGTATCGCTCTGCCGTCGGTCTCGACTCCGGGTGCATGACGGCGATCCGTCGCTCGATCCTGCGAGCGGGGCCCCTGTCGAGCGCCAGCGAATGGCCTGCGATGGCGGCGGCTGCCTCGACCGCTTGCCGTTTGCCCGGCGGCATCCCCTCGAGGGCGCTGCGCACGTCCCCCGTGCCACGCTTCCCGATGTAGCCTCGAACCGCCTCGAGATCTCTGGCGTCGAACCCCGGCACTCCGGCAGCCGACAGCCGCTCGAACTCGTCGAGCACGCTGGACGCCGGCTCGTCGAGTCCCGCCTCAAGTGCTGCTCGCCCTCGAGCCACAGCCAGGCCCGCCTCGGGCCCATACTGCTGCTCGTACTCCGGGAGCCAGTGCTCTGGGGTGTGAGTGACGCGCTTCTTCCGCTCCGCTTCGGATGCGGCCTCCGCGGCGTCTGATGCGCGCTTGGCCTTCGCTTCGAAGATCGACCGGACCTCAGCCGGCACCTTCGACAAGTCTGGTCTCCACGGCACCTCGAGGTCCGGAGGCAGTCCGAAGCCCTTGCCGGCCTTCTCGTAGTCGTCCGGGAGTCGCTTCTTCTCCGGCGGCAGCCGCTCGTAGACCTTGCGACGAATCGCGCGGACCTGGCTCCTGCACTGGAAGTGCCTCGGCGGCCAATTCGTCAGCCAGAACGGGTCATCGTTCGGCAGCGCGGTCCCGTCGAGTGCCCTGCACCCGTCGGTGGTGCGAAAGTCGTCGGTCGCGTCAAACTGCCAGAACGGGCGGAGCTCCCGGATGTCCGGGTCGTTCAGCTGCTGCCAGCGACCCGCGTTGAACGCGCTATGCAGGTTCGTGCGCGCTACCGTGGCAAGACGTGAGTCAGAGAGCTGCGGGAGGACGTGCTTCAGCTCCTTGACCAGGAGGTGTGGAGGGGTGCCTTTCTCGATCGCGTTCGCGATGATCGCGTGAGTCGTGACCACCACATCAAGATGCTGCGTCCCCGAGACCCACCAGACGCGGGTGCCGGCCCACTCCTGCATCTGGTCCCGCATGGCGCGGGTCACCGGGATGCGGCGCTGGAACCAGTTCACCGCCTCATCGAACCGCTGTACGTCAGCGGTCGCACGGAGCGCGGTCACGGCTCACCGTCGGCGACCTCGCCCAGCACGGTGAATCGCCCGGCGAGCTGCGCGAGAACGAGGCCAGCGCGCGTCAGATCGGCGATGGTGCCGGGGTCCATCTTGTCGCGGTAGTAGTCCACGATCTGCTGCCTGATCGCTTCGTAGTCGTCGGGGCTCTCGGCGCGCTGGACGATCGCCAAGATCTCGGCAATGTGCCCGTCGAGGTCGGTGGCGACCGTGCCGCTCAGGCTCTCGGTGAGCCGGGAGACGTATTGATCGCCGGGGTCCGGATCGGAGGCGGCCGCTTGGGGGCGGGCGCGGTGGCGCGCTTCGACTGCCCCGCCGGCGTTCGAGTCCGGTGGCTCGTCGGTATCGTCGCCCTCGTCCTCGGCTTCGCTTTCGTCATCGTCTGGAGGTGTGGGCACCGGCTGCGCCTGGCGCTCCTCAGGGAGCTCCGGCATCACGGCGCCATCGATCAGCGGGATTCCGAACTGCTCGCACCAGCCGGCGACGTCCACCGGAATGCGCTGGTCACGTAGGCCCTTCAGCGCCTCACCAGCGGACTTCCAAGTGTCGGCCTTGGCCTTCCTGTCCTCCGGGATGCCAGTGTTCCACTGGGGCCACGGCGCGTCTGTGTCGTTCCAGCCGCGGAGGTTGAATCGACCCCAAGGCTTGACCACGCAATCGCGGATCGCGTCGGCGAAGCCATTCGCGTCGCTGTCGAGGTAGTCCTGTCGGACGCGGAGGTGCGCCTGGGCCGCGGCGTAGCTGCCGCCGCGGACCTCGGTCGTTAGGTTCTGCCCGAGCAGTGTTATGCTGATCGCGGTCGAGGCGTCCCGCAAAAACTCCTGGAAAGCCTTCCACCCTGTGGAGCTCAGCTCCTTGAGGTCGAGCTTCCATTCGTCACTCGGCAGCCGGACCACGCCGGTCGAGCCGAGGTTTCGCATCGACGAGTAAAACGACCGCTTGCTCGTGTCGTTCGGATCGTCGGCGCCGCCAGGCTCGGTCACCGCGATAATCGGCAGGCCGTGACGCTCGCAGAATCGCGACCAGCCGCGATATGTGAACCGCCGCATCAGCGCGAGCAGGCCGAGCGCACGTACCGCGCCAGCCATCCACGATCGCGCACCGTCGGGAGCGAACAGAAACCACTCGCCGGTCCCGGGTACGATATCGACCTGCCCCTGCTGCGTCGCGGCGCGATAGACGCTCCGCGAGTCGTCCCACCAGAGCGCCTCGTTCGGCCAGATCTCCACGCGCGGTAGCCACTGACCATCGACCGGCGTCCACCGGATCGGTCCGTACGCCACCCCGCACATGACAGCAGAGCGGATCGTGGCGCGCTGGACGTCTTCCGGGATCGCATCCCAGAACCACGACTCGACCTCTTCGACGTGCTTACCCTTGGCGCCGGCCTTCGCGCTTGCCGGTCGCCCGTTGTCTTCGCCGACGATCGAAAACTCGAGAGCGTTCTTTCCGACCAGCGCGTTCGCGCGTGTCGCGAGGTCGGCTCGGATGCGCTCGTCACGGCCGAACGAGTCAATCAGCTTTGACGACTCGCAAAAACTGCCCTCCTCATGCTGATCGATCGCAGAGAGCACGGTATCAACCGTCCACGTCGTGAACGGTACCGTCGAGGCCGACATCGGCATCACGACGATCTGACCGGGCCCGCCGCGCCCCGATGTGGCCCCGTGGGGGCGAAGAAAGCGGCGCGCCATTACAGTCCGAAGGTCGGTAGGTCGTGATCGAATTGCGGGTCGAGCTTGGAACTGCCTGAGCCGAGCGCTTCGATCAGTGACCCGAGCGCATCGACCTGGTCGTCGTGCGGGTCCTTCAGACCGGAGAATAGCTCGAGTTCGTCGATGAAGTCGTTCACCCACTCGCCATAATGCGGGCTCTGTTCGGCTGGGATCAAGATCTCGCCGGCCTTCCAGCGCTCGGCTGCAGGCTGCGCTCTGGTGTACTTGTCCGATGTCGCCGGGACAGCTCTGAAGTTCGAGATCTTCTTTGCGATGAACTGCGCCGCGCCCTTTTCGGTGCCGGCTACGTGCCAGATCATGGTGCCGCGCTGCTGTGACTGCGCCGCGCGCAGCGTCAGAGCGAACGACGGCGCGTCGACCTGCTTACGCCAGCAATCGGTGAGGTAGATCTTGCCCGCGACGAGGCGCCCGCGAAGGCACACGGACCAGTCCGCGCTTGTCGCTGAGGAGTACGCCAGATCGACGCCATATCCGACCCTGAACGGTCCGGCGGGGAGGTCGATATACCGCGCCGGCTCACCCTCGAAGACCTTACCTCCGCGCGGCCTCGGCTCCCCCTGGTAGAGAGCCGCCCAGGTGTGCGCGTTGCGCCGTGCCTCTGCTAGGAAGCTCGCTGGGCGCTGCGATGGCCAGAGCGCTTCGCCGAGCCTGCGACCCATAGGGTCGTCGAGCACCACACCGCTTTCGTCCGCTGGCCCGTCTGCTATGGCCTTCAGGTTCAGCGCGCGCCAGCCGCGCTTGATGAGCCTGCCCGAGAGGTCGTCCTCGTGCCACCGGGTGGCCATCACGATCACGCTAGCCCCGGGGTGAAGGCGGGCCATGCCGACCTTCTGGAGCCATTCGTCAGCGCGGTCACGCGACAGCTTCGATCGTGCCTCGTCGGCGTCCTTGAAGGGGTCGTCGATGATCAGCACGCCGTCGATTGGCTGCCCCGTGAGCGAGCCTCCAATCGAGGTCCATTTCACCTCGGAACGATTCGCGAAGTGCCAGTGGTCGAGGTGCCCGGACGGCACCAGCCCGGCCTCGGAGGCCATCACGCGCACCCAGTACGCTACCGATTCGGCGCGGTCCTGATTGTATGTGACGTAAGCGTGGCGCTTTCCAGGCGCGGTCGCGAGCCACCGGCAGATTGCGGCCTTCGTAGTCTCGGTCTTCCCATGCTGCGGAGGAGCAGAGAACACGAGCCGAAGGCTCCCGCCGATCGCACCGTCGAGCGCTTCACCGTACGGAGCGAGGTGGCGCGGGGCCTCGAGCTGACCGCCTGAGAGCGCTGGGACCAGCTCTATGGTCGGGAGCGACCAGTCTGCCCGCTCGACGTGCCGGAGAGCCTGCAGCTTGGCGAGGCGTTCAGCCGCGAGGCGCGGCAGGATCTTCTGGTCCCGCTTCGCCCGTATCTGATCCCTGACCCAGCCCATCGTCTCCCTGTCGGTGCGCCGTGATGGCTCGCAAAAGCGCCTCGAAGTGCTCGGTTGGCAGCACGCCCGCTGCGATGTTGATCAGGTCGTCGAGCTCTTCCTCGACCTTAACGTTGATCCTTTGCGCGAACGTCCTGGGGTTGACTCTCTGCAGGAGCTCCAGCGACGCGCGCGCTGGTCCGAAGCCCAGTCCTTGCGAGTCTCCACGTCGCGCGCGGCGATAGAGCGCCAGTTGACCCTCAGCTCTCGCGCGTTCGATTTCTCCCCAAAATGGGTCACCCTGCGACTTCAGATAGTAGACGCTCGAGCTCGAGAGCCCAGCCGCAGGCAATGCGGTCTCGATCGGCAGGCCCTCACGTAGGAGCCCAAGGAACTTGGACCTGACAGCTTCGTCGTTGCAGACGCTACGTCGCTTCTTTCTTACCGCTGGTGCCTTCGCCGGCTTTCGGCGCTCTCCTCCAGCTGCCATCTCGCTCGCTCAGCTCCACTCGATCGTCGCCGCATGCCTCGCACGGCACCGAGACGCGGAACACGTATCGGACCGGTGGACCGCCGTCAGCGAGGAACAGGCGCCCGTCTCTCGTGACCTTCGGGTATCGCTCGGCGAGGCACCCGCAGCACCAGCACCGTACGACTGTGGTCACGGACGGAGCCTAGCACCGGCTCTCGGTCGCGTCCGGGTTGCCTCGTCGCTCACGGCTCCGGGGCCCGTTTCGGCGGCTGGGGCGCCCTGCCGTCGCCGGGACCCCTCTCCCTTCCCTCCCCCCACTATTCGCCTCCAGCGGCGCATGGTGGCTCACGGCGGCCCATTCGGGTCTCTAGCGACTCCACGCGGCGGGTGAGTTCTACCTGCCTCCGGTGGAGGATTCGATCGGCAGCCGCGAGGGTGTCGGTGGTCTCGGAAATCGCGGCAAATCGCGGCTCGGTCAGGATCAGGCACCGGGTGTCGATACGCTCATCGAGCATGGCGCTAGCTCGGCGGTGCGCGTTTTTTTGGCGCATCTCCGCCCCGAGCTCGGGCAGGGCTGCGCGGATGCCGTTCACGGTCACGCACCGGGATTTCGCCGACGCGGTCTCTGCGATTACCCGCGTCCCGGTCTCCCTCTCACGGGCCAGGAGGCGCGTCCGTAGGCTGCCGGCGACGCGGGCCTGGGTTCTCCGCGGTGCGCTCCGCTGGACGAGCCCTAGCCTCCGAGCGGCCTCGATCATGGTCACCAGTTCGGTGTCTGCCGGGGTCACCGGGCCCCCAGGAGGACGGCTGCGCGCTCCTCTGCGTCTCGCTCGACCAGTGCGACCCATGCGGCGACGGCGGACGCGATCATGCGCTCGGATTGCGCGTTCGCCGCGTCGATTTGGGCGCGTCGATTCGCCGTTGGGTTCTCCGCCTGCGCACGGAGCAGAGCTTCAATCGCCTGCCAGGGACCGACACCAGGAGCGCTGGCGCGGAGCAGGGTGCGCCCTGCCGGGGTGAGTGGCCAGACGGCTCGCGGGCTCTCACGGACCGTGGTCGGCAGGTAGTATGCGCGGAGTACGTCGGCATGCCTCTCGCCGATCGCCAGGAGCCGGCGCGACACGAGTCCGAGCAGGGCTAGGGTCTCGTGGTCCGAGACCTCGTCGCGGCTCGTAGCTGGCTCCTGGGAGCTCCCAGTTGGGTGGGCGGTGCAGAGGTCGCGGACGGCGCCTCGGGCCCACAGCGTAGCGCCTGGCTCGGTCGGCGGCGGTCGTGGCCGGTCGTGGCTGCGACGCTCGTCCACGACCCAGCCGCGACCGTCGCACTGCGAGCACGTCTCGCCGAACAAGCCAGGATCCAGGTCTCGCTCGGGGTCGAGCCCCAGGAATTCCGCGACGGCGATCTCATGCCTCAGCGCCCGTTCGTAGTCGGTCCCGGTGCCGGCGCCCCAGACGAATCCGCGGCCAGGAACGCCGCGGGCGACGTCGCCACCGCAGGCGGTGCAGGGCCTCGCGTGGACGGCAAACAGCCGCGCCCGGTCAAGGAGCGCGCCCATGGTTGACCGATCACCGACCGCGCCGATCGTCATGTAGCGCCTGAGCTCAGCTTCGTGCTGACCTGGGATTGCTATTGCTGGCATTCAGCTGAAAACTCCGTTGCGTTTGTCCCTGTTGCCGCTGCCCGAGCCGCCCCGCCAGCTGCAACCAAGCGGGGCGTTTTGAGTCGTGCCCGTATGGGCCCTTGCCTTGCCGCGCCAAGCCTCGCCGGGCCCTGCCTTGCCTCGCCGCGCCTCGCAAAGTGCCTCTGGTCACGGTCGTCTCTCCGTCACCCAATTTGGTGGCCACCCTCCGTGCGACAGGATCGATTCGAGCTCTTCGAGTGCCAGCTCAAAGCTGTTGATGGTCATACTCTCGATCGCACCATTG